TGGCGAAGACCGCGTTGCTGCTCCAGTTGGCGAACACCTACTTGAAGATGGTCGTGTATTCGTCATCACCGAAGAAGGCGTTATCGCTGAAATTAAAGAAGCATCCGCTGAAGCAGAGGTAGAAGTTGAGGTTGAGACCGAAGAGCCTACTGAACTTGCTGAAGTGGAAGTAAAAGAAGAAGCCCCTGCGGTTGTCGCAATCATTGAGAGAGTTCTTGAGGAGATTGCAATGATGCGTGAGGAGATGAAAGGAATGCGTGAGGAGATGGGCGGTTACGCCAAGAAGGAGGAGATGGCTGCGGTTAAAGCAGAACTATCTGCCGCACCTGCTGCGAAAGCCATCAAGCACAACCCCGAAACAAAGCAAGTCCAAAAGATGAGTGCCAACCGCCCCGAAAGAGCGATTGACCGAGTCCTTGCACGAATCAACAAATAACAAATAAACAATGGCTACAACCACTTCAATCACCACTTCGTACGCTGGCCAATTTGCCAGTAAGTACATCTCTGCTGCTCTTTTGAGCGCAAACACGCTTGACAAAGGTCTCATTGAGATTCTTCCAAACGTAAACTACCGCACCACCCTTCAGAAGGTGAACACTAACGACATCGTAAAAGATGCCACTTGTGATTTTGATGCAACTTCTACTTTGACTTTAACCGACCGCATCCTTGAGGTTGAGCCATTTCAAGTGAACTTGCAGCTTTGCAAGAAGGACTACTACGATTCTTGGATTGGTGGTCAAATGGGTTTCTCTGCTTACGATAGCATCCCTGCTTCTTTCGCTGACTTCCTTATCGCCCACGTTGCTGCCAAGACTTCACAGAAGATTGAGCAGAACATCTGGAACGGTGCTGCTGCAAGTGCAGGTGAGTTCTCTGGATTCCTTTCTTTGATGACTGCTGACTCTGACGTTATTGACGTAACCGCTACCACCGTGACTGCTGCAAACGTAATCACCGAACTTGGTAAAGTTGTAGATGCTATTCCTTCTGCCCTTTATGGCAAGGAAGACCTTCAAATCTTTGTCCCACAAAACGTAGCAAAGGCTTATGTCCGCGCTCTTGGTGGATTCGGAACTTCAGGTCTTGGAGCGAATGGTGTTGACAACAAAGGCACTACTTGGTATGGCAACGGAGACTTGTTCTTTGATGGCATCAAGGTTGTTATGTGTAACGGCTTACCTTCAAACAAGATGGTCGCTGCTCAGGCTTCTAACCTATTCTTTGGAACTGGTCTTTTGAACGAGCGCAACGAAGTTCGTGTACTTGATATGGCTGACCTTGACGGTTCAGACAACATCCGTGTAATCCTTCGCTTCTTCGCAGGAGTTCAGTACGGCATCGGAGCAGACGTAGTTCTTTACTCTTAATCCGTATAATGATTAACCAAGAGGGGGCTCGGGCTATGCCCTTGCCCTCTTTTTTAATTCCAATAAACAATGGCGTGTGATTTAACAAAAGGCAGGGCAGTACCCTGTAAAGACGTAACAGGTGGTATCCGTGCGGTGTACTTCGTAGATTATGGTGACTTGGGTACCATTACCCTCACCAACGATGAGGTAACCAACATTAGTGGTACATTCTCTGCTTACCAATATCTTGTAAAAGGCAATAGCTCTTTTGAGCAAACCTTTAACTCAAGCCGTGATAATGGCACAACCTTCTTCACGCAGACTTTGAATTTGACGTTGACCAAACTCACAAAGGAGGACAACAAAGAATTGAAGCTGCTTGCTTATGGCCGCCCTTACGTTATCGTACAAGACTACAACGGCAACGCCTTCCTTATGGGTATGGTGAATGGTGCTGAAGTAACGGGTGGAACGATTGTAACGGGTGCTGCAATGGGTGACCTATCGGGTTACACTTTGACAATGGAGGGACAGGAGACAATGCCTGCCAACTTCATCGCAGGTGCTACTACTGCCAATCCATTCGCAGGACTTGCAGGTGCTAACGACACGATTGTCGTAGGTTCAAACTCGTAAATGAATTAGGGGGGCGCAAGCCCCCTTATATTTACAAATAAAATGAGTAAACAAATTTTTGCACAAGTAGCCAAGATTGGTGAAGAAATTCGCTCAATGAAAGTTGAGCTTGCAATTGTTGATGATTTAGAAACTGCAGTTAAGGAAGTTATCTCTTTAAGCTCTGACTTTGATGTAATCAACAAGGAGGTTCGTGACTTTAAGTCAGATGCCGCAGGCTTTGTAGGTCGCTACAACCGAATTGCAGACAGAGGTGCGCAGACCCTTAAAGGTATGCAAGCCACCCTTTCTCGCATTACTCAAGCGCAGCGTGAGTTAACGCAGCAGTCAAAGGAGTTAGGAATTAACGTAAAGCAAATCCCTGCATACAACAAGTCGCAGCAGCAAGCGGGTATTCTTGAACTTAAAATTTCATACTTGAAAAGCGAACTTGCACAAGAGCTGAAGGCAGCGATGCCAAACTTGTAGTGTAAGAACACAATAGAATAGTTAAGGGGGCGTAAGCCCCTTTTCTATTTTCAAACAAATCCAAAGTAAAAGGTTATTTAATTAAGATGCATATCCTTCAAGTATCAGCCTCACCACAAGCCATTGTAATCATACCTCGCACATTCCCTGCGAGCGTTACGATTGCGCTGATTGATGAATCAACAAACACCACCGCAACACCTGCGGTTACTGCTGCCTCTGCTGATGGTTTTATGACCCTTACAGGCACGTTCGTACTTGTCAACAATAGATTCTATGGCTTGAAGGTATTCGCATCGGGAAATCTAATATATCGGGACAGGGTATTCGTAACTTCGCAAACAGACTACGAGAAATTTACGGTGAACCAAAACGTCTACACCGAAGAAACAAGCTATGACAATGAGTACATCATCATCTAAAGTCCACGTTGTGAACTTCAGTTCCTACACCACACCTGTCGTTAAAGAGGTGCAGGGTAAGGACTATGTAGAATACGGAGACAACAACGACTATTTCGGGTATCTAATTGACAGGTACAACGGGTCACCCACCAACAACGCTATCCTCAACTCTTTGATGGATATGACCTTTGGTAAGGGATTGGATGCAACGGACTCTGCCAAGAAGCCGAGCGAGTACGCAGCGATGCGTGGTTTGTTCACGAAAGCCTGCTTGCAGAAGGTTGTTGCCGATTATGTTATGATGGGGCAATGCTCCTTTCAGGTCGTGTACTCACAAGACCACAATATGATTGTAGAGGTGCAGCACATCCCCGTAGAGACGCTCCGAGCTGCAAGGTGCAACGAAGATGGTGAGATTGAGGCGTACTACTACGCAAAGGATTGGAATGACGTAAAAGGCAGAAAAGAGACTGCGGTACGCATCCCTGCATTTGGCACAAGCCGTGAGGGATTGGAGATATTGTACATCAAGCCATACCGAGCAGGATTCTACTACTACTCCCCAGTAGACTATCAAGGTGGGCTTCCATACGCAGAGCTTGAGGAGGAGATTGCCAACTACCACATCAACAACATTCAGAACGGCCTATCGCCTTCTATGCTTATCAACTTCAACAACGGGGTGCCGAGTGAGGAGGAGCGCAGGAGCATAGAGCAGCAAATAGCCACGAAGTTTAGCGGTAGCTCAAACTCTGGCAAGTTTATCCTTGCGTTCAACGACAACAAAGACCTTGCAGCAACGGTTGACCCTGTGCAGTTGTCGGATGCTGCGGAGCAGTACCAATTCTTGAGTGCTGAAGCCACGCAGAAGATAATGGTGTCGCATCGCATCGTAAGTCCTATGCTATTGGGTATTAAAGACAATTCGGGACTCGGCAACAACGCTGATGAGCTGAAGACCGCATCTACGCTTTTGGATAACCTTGTTATTCGCCCCAAGCAGGAGATTATCATTGACGGCATAGATATGATTCTTGCGTACAACGACATCAGCCTAAACTTGTACTTCAAGACCCTTCAGCCTTTGGAGTTCACCGAAGACGTAGTAACGCCTATGGATATGGAGACTCGTGAGGAGGAGACGGGTGTGAAACTTGCCAAGCAAGACAACCGCCCCTTCCTGCGTGATGAGCTTGCGGCAGAGTTGCTGCTCAACATTGAGAGTCTTGGCGAAAGCGAGGAGGAGTTGATGCAGGACTTTGACCTAATCACGGCTGACATCGTTGAAGATGAAGAAGCAGAATATGATGTAGAGGCATACCTCAACTCACGCACCGACCTTGCAGCACAACAGGAGAGCGAGCAAGATACGGAGCGATACAAGGTGCGCTACTTCTATGCAGTAGGTTCTAAAAAAGACCCAAAGGGTGAAAGCCGTTTGCTATGCCGCACGTTAATAGGTGCCAAAAGGGTTTACCGCAAAGAGGATGTTGAGGCATTGAGTTCAAAAGGCGGAGCAGAAGCACAGGGTGAAAGGTATAGCGTATGGCTTTACAAGGGCGGTGCTAACTGCCACCATCGTTGGGAGCGTAGAATCTACCGCAAGAAGCTAACTAAAGAGGGCAAGATTTACGGGGGAGGCTCTTTGAACGGCACGGATATTATCAACGTGAACCAAGCCATTCGTATGGGATTCCGACCTGAGAAGAATGACCCAATGGTCGCTATCGCCCCTATTGAAACACCAACAAAAGGATATAAAAACTAAGAAATGGCAACGGCACTTTGGATTAAACGAGAGGACTTGGTTCGCAACACCGCAATAGGCGGTAACGTGGACACGGACAAGTTCATCCAGTTCATTAAGATAGCACAAGAGATACACATCCAAAACTATACTGGCACGAAGTTGTATGATAAAATCAGCGATGACATCATCGCCAATACTCTTGCCAACCCTTACTTGGCGTTGGTGAATGATTACTTGCAGCCGATGCTTATCCATTGGGCTATGGTGGAGTACTTGCCTTTTGCTGCGTATACCATCGGCAACGGTGGGGTGTTCAAGCACAACTCCGAGAATAGCACAACCGCAGAAAAGATTGAGGTTGACTATTTGGTAGGCAAGGCTCGTGACTTAGCGCAGTACTACACCGACAGGTTCATCACATATATGAGCTACAACCAAGCGTCATTCCCTCAATATAATTCAAACAACAATGCAGATGTCTACCCCGACACCGATGCGAACTTTGCGAGCTGGGTTCTCTAAAAAGACCTACGAGCCGAAGAAGAGCAATATCATCAAGTTAAAGAGTTATTTAAAAGACAATGGCAAATAATATCAACTGGGGGCAAGTATATTGCTCATCCTACTTTGGAGATGAGGATTACAACACACGCACCTTAACGGGTGATGGTGTGCCTGCTTGCTTTGATAATGCCTTCACTTATGCTGAGAAGTATTCTGCTCGTGTGGTGGCAGATGGTGGAACGGTAGAGGCATTTGCCTGCTTGGTGGATGCAATTGACAGACTAAACTACAACTGATTATGAGCGATTTTGATGACGCAAGTCTTGTACTGATTCCTTCGGGCTACAAGAATGGCAAGGTGTATTCTGTCAAGCCGACCGATGGTACTGGGGACTTAACCTTTACCCGTGCCTCAAGCGCCACCCGTGTGCAAAGTGACGGCCTAATTGAGAAGGTGCGGACTAATCTTGTTTTGCAGAGCGAAACATTTGATAATGCGTCTTGGGTAAAGAATACAACAACAGTTGTTGCAAACGCTGAAACTGCGCCCGATGGTACTTTGACTGCCGAAACAATGACTGTTTCAACTTCCGATTCAAGGGTAGACCAAACTACAATACTTACCGCTGGCACCTATACCTTTAGCGTTTACGTCAAGGTGATAAGCCAAACAACGGCAGGTACAATGCGATTGCAGGCTTTAGTAGACGCTGCAAACGTATCGGTAGTTTTTACGCCAACCACAGAATGGCAAAGGTTCACGGCAACCTACACCGCAACTGCAACCTTAACGAGCGTTAGAATTAGGGGCCAAGCTTTTGTTGGTACACTTGCAATTTGGGGTGCCCAGCTTGAGGTTTCAGACTTCGGAGCAACAGACTACATCCCCACCACCACCGCAGCGGTAAGCGTTGGCCCAGTGAGCGGTTTACCCCGTTTGGATTATTTGGGGTCTACTTGCCCTCGCTTGTTGCTTGAGCCGCAGCGGACTAATTTGCAGCTTAATAGCGAGAGTTTTGACAACGCAACTTGGACAAAAGTCAATAGCGTAGTAACTGCAAATCAAATCGTTTCGCCAGATGGAAATGTTAATGCGGATAAGTTAGATGAGACCACCGCAAACAGCATACACCAGCTTGAAGGATCAAGAACTGTAACAGTAGCCGCTTACACAATGAGCGTATTTGCTAAAAAAGGAGAACGAAATTTTGTTCGATTGTACGAGGACACCACGTCAAATAGTGCTTACTTTAATTTAAATACGGGCGCCATTGGTACTGTTAGTGGGCTTACCGCAACAGCCAAAATTGAGAACTATGGCAATGGATGGTATCGCTGTTCAGTAACATATACTGAAACTGGTACTTTTGGTCGCTATCGTATTGTTGTTGCAAAGCAAGATAATGAAACTTCATACGCTGGCACGGCTGGATATGGCATTTACACCTACGGAGCCCAGTACGAACTTGGAGCCTACGCCACCTCGTACATCCCCACGCTTGGGGCATCAGTTACAAGGGTTGCGGATGCTGCTTCAAAGACGGGCATTAGCTCGTTGATTGGCCAGACTGAGGGAACTTTGTTTACTGAAGTTGATTTCACGCAAACTGGGACTGAGGTTTATATATTAAGTTTGACGAGCGCAGGGAGTGACACCATATCATTAAGAAGGCTAAGTACAGGTGAAATTAGATGCGTTTTTAGCGCAGCAACATCCTCTGGAACTACGAATGGCTCAAGTGCTATTTTGACAAATGGTAGGTACAAATTGGCTTATAAGTATATAAGTGGGAGCATAAAACTATTTGTAAATGGCGCTCTGTCCTTTACATTAACCCCAACCTTTACCTTTGGAAGTGCTTTGAGTGATGCTTTTTTAGGGATGACTTCGTCAAGCACTGGCCAGCTTAGTGACGGAATGAGCCAATCAATTTTCTTCAAAACCGCCTTAACCGATGCTCAATGCATTGAACTTACCGCCTTATGAAATTCTTAAAATACGAGTTCACGCCTACCCAATGGGCAACGGCTAAAGCAAAGATTCAAACCACCGATGGTGAGGCAACTTGGGATGCTACGAAAGTGACTGCCGTTGTAGAACTCGGCCACCTATGCACCGCAAAGGATGCCGAAGGCCAATGCATCACGACCTCACCAATGTACGCAGTTGACATCCTATGGGCTGCGGAGCCCCTCATTGAGGACTTTGCTGCTTATGTCGTATGGCCTGCCCCTTGCGGAGTTCATATCTTTGCAGGGTGGGAAGCAGCATACGAATCAGAGTACTGCGAGGTGCATCCAGAATACTGCCAACCTCCTGTTGAGTTATGACAAAAGAATCTGCCGATAGCGTTATCACGTCTTGGTCTTTAACGGGAGCAGGACTTCTCGTAAGCTACGCCCACCAAATGTTGGGTTTAGCCGTACTTGTAACCTCACTTGCGTACACTCTTTGGAAGTGGCGAAGGGACTACAAGAAGGACAAAGGTGCTAATTGAGCGAATCTTCGGTAACCCGAAGACTACTCTACTTGGGCTGATAATCATCGGCCTTTGTTTTGTGCTTGTGTTTTACGAGAAGGCCACGCTCACGGAGGTGTCCACCTTTATGGTCGGAGCCTTCGCACTTATGTTTTTGAAAGACCCAAAAGAAGATGGCAAAGCAACAGGCGGTAAGCCAACGAATCAGTAAGAGCAAGAAGCGAGGCAAGCACTCCAAGAGTGCAAGCACGAACAAAGCAAGTAAGAACTACTCCAAGCCCTACAAGTCACAGGGTCGGTAGTTCTGAAGTTTCCCTTTAGTGCAACATACGACACATTCAAATGACCAAGAACTTTACCCTCGCAGAACTGACTGCTACAAAAACAGGGCTTCCTAACGCTTTACCCAAGCATTTGGAGCCCAACCTTCGTGCGCTTGCAGAAAACGTCTTACAACCCACAAGAGACGCATTAGGTGCGGTGAAAGTAACGAGTGCATACCGCAGCCCTGCGGTGAATAGCAAAGTAGGGGGAGCGAAGACCTCTCAGCATACGCAAGGACAAGCGGCTGACCTCAAGTGCGAAGCAGGTAATGATGTCTTGTTCCATTGGATTAAGGACAATTTAGACTTTGACCAACTGATTTGGGAATTTGGCTCTGATACTGCGCCATCGTGGGTTCACGTTAGTTACTCAAGTAGCAAGAACCGAAAACAAATCCTAAAAGCAGTAAAGCACAATGGCAAAACTAAATACCTCCTCTTTTGATGAATGGCTTAACAAACTTGAGGATGCCCCTCAACCGACTTGCAATGTGGACAATCCTGCTGACTGCGACTCTTGCGGCTCTTAGCAGTTGCGCTACTGTGAAACCAGTCCTTCAGAGTGTAGTTGTAAGGGACACGGTAATTGTCACCAAGACAAAGTACCTGACCGACACTCTGGAACTTTACAAGGACACAACAATCTACCAAGACAAGGTAAGGCTTCAGCTCCAGTACATCGACCGAAAGGTGTACGTTGAGGCAACCTGCTTGCCCGATACCATCCGAGTGACACAAACCAAGATTCTAACGAAGGAGAAAAAGCAGAGGGGATGGACTTTGGAAGGTGCAGCGGTTACGCTTGGGCTTATCCTTGTCGTTGCGTACTTCATCAAGAAGTGGATAGATAAGCTCGTAGAGTAGGTTTATTTGGCTTCTGCTGCACTTAAATACTAAAATGGTATAAGTGTATGCCTTGAGGCATTTGGATGCGTTAAAACGCAACTTCTTTCTTTTTCTTTGTTTAGTTTCTTTTTCTTTAAGTTGTTTGGTTAAGTTAAGAGTTGACTAACTACTAACTAATATCAACTTGAAAGTTGATTAAGTTAAGTAACTAACTAAGTTAACTATTCAACTTTGATAAAAAACAAAATAAAATTGACATACGCAAGTCCTTATGCTAATATGTAATGATTCTAAATAATGAATGACCACATCTACATTTATTGGGATGATGTACCTTTGGCTAATGACACCAAAGTACTACATCGGCAAGACGTTGAAGATAGAGGCGAAGGATGTGGTGATGGACTTCCAACCTGACAACTACAACTTGGGTACGGCTCTTACCTACCTAATGCGAGCAGGCAAGAAACCTCACAACCCTATCTGCGATGACATCAGAAAGGCTATCGCACACCTACAATTTGAACTTGAACGCCAAGATGAGCAGCAAACCATTAGCGCAACAAGCGAAGGAAGCCAAACAACAACAGGCCGATATGCAGTACTATACTAACCCAGCGAAACGAAGGAAGATAGACTTCATCTTGGAGGAGTGTGCTACGCTGATGTCTAACTGCGAAGCCTCATACCAAGCTCGCCAACAGGCGAAATACAAAGAACAAGAGCTACTGGGTGAGATTGCCAAGATAGACCTGCACTTCGCCATCCAATGCGGCTATCTGATACCCGACAACTGAAAACGTACAAGGTGGTAGTCGGCAAAGTGCCAAGCCTCAACGCCTTCTATGCATCAAAGCATTGGACTGCCCGTGTGAAGGCAAAGGAGTTGGTATCAAGGGAGGTGATGTCGCAACTTGAGAAGTATGACCTGCAAGAGATAAAGGATGTCCACATCCATTGCAAGGTGAACTACCGCTACGATATTGACAATGCAATAATGGCGGTGAAGTTTGCCCTTGACACATTCAAGACTTGGGGTGGTGTGAAGGATGATAGCCGCAAGTATGTGCATTCCTTAAAGTTGGTTCACGACCAAAGTATTGGGATTAACACGGCAGAAATAACCTTCACGGGTTTGTTGGTATCAGAATAGTTTTGTATATTTGCATAACTTAAAACCAATCAGTTATGACTTTATCTTTTTCTTCAGACGTTTACACCGAAATGGTGCAAGTGCAACAAGCACAAATCCAAGCACTTCAAAACAAGATACAAGAGCTTCAAGCTCGTATTGATGTATTGGAGCAGCAATCAATTCTATTTATCTAAAACCAATCTATTATGCCTAAAATTATTTCAATCACCCCGACAGGCCAATGGCAAGATTTATTCAAGCTTGAGGTTCGCTTTGACAATGGAGACTTCGGTACTGCCTTTGCCAAGTCCCAAACACCACCCTATGCCGTAGGCGATGAGGTAGAGTACACCAAGAATGAGAAAGGCACGGTGAAAATCCAACGCCCCAATCCTTATGGTGCATCTACTGGTTCAAGCTACACCCCATCAGCCCCTAAAGGCAACGATGAGCGTTCCGCTTCTATCATCCGACAGGTTGCTCTAAAGGCTGCGGTGGAGTACGCTTGTGCTGCACAACACGATGTCAACACCATCCTTGCCAACGCAGAGACCTTTAACGCTTGGATGACTGGGCAGAGCGCAGCTCCTGCATCACACACCGAGCATTTCGCAAATCGCAACGACCCTTTCTGATTGGTTTTTAATAGGTCGTTGTGTGAAGCCCCTCTACGGAGGGGTTTTTTTATGTCAATTATTTTGTTATATTTGCTCACCAATCAGAATCAATGATACACCCCGACCTTCTTTCTAACGAATCTTCGTTACCATACCTCCAGAGAGCCTTAAAGGGCAAGTACTACGACACGGGCAAGCTCGGTGTCTATGAGATAGACCAATACCTTCGGCTTAAAGATGGTGAGTTCTGCGTAGTCGTAGGCCACGCTAACGTGGGCAAGACCCACACGCTGCTTTACCTGATGCTTTTGCAGTCCTACAACTTCGGAAAGAAGTGGCTGATATATTCGGCAGAGAACGAAGTGCCAAGCCTCAAGCGCAAGCTCATTGAATTCCTCGTGTGCAAACCGATACAAGGCATAGATGAGGGGATGATGTACCGCAAGTTGGACTTCATTAACGAATATTTTCAATTTATTGACGGCAATCGCCTTTTTACTGCATTTGAACTTCTTGAGGTGATGAACTCTATCAAGAACGAATGGAACTATACGGGTGCCTTGATAGACCCATACAATTCTTTAAGTACCGACCAAAAGAAATTAGGCAAGACGGGGATGCACGAATATCACTATGAGGTAGCATCTGCGCTTCGAGTGTTTGCGCATCACAACAACGTCACCACAATTGTAAATGCTCACCCTGTAACCGAAGCAATGCGCAAGGTCTACTACAAAGGCCACCAGTACGAGGGGATGCCAATGCCACCAAATGCGGCAGATGTTGAAGGGGGTGGCAAGTGGATGTCTCGCAGCGACAATTTTATTGTGATTCACCGTTTTGCGGCTCACGAAACCGACTGGATATACACCCACATCCACGTTCGCAAGGTCAAGGAGATGGAATCGGGTGGGCGCATCACGCCCCTTGAAACTCCCTTAATACTTCAGAGCGTATTAGGTAATGTTGGCTTTGTGATAAATGGCCGTAACTTGCTGCCAATTAAAATGGATGAAACGCCTGCGACTGATGTACCCTTCTGATGACTCACACGACCTTTACATAAGGGAGAAGCAGTTGATGCTTGCAGGTACTGCGATGTGGTTGGCAAAGCAAGCAGCAGACAAGGCAAAAGGCAGAGAGGTACAAGATGACATCCTCCACCACGTTATGAGCTGCCATTACGCAGACCTACTCTTGCAGCAGTTTATTGACTACCGCCAGTTCACCGAAGGCAAGATGAACGAGATGTACCTTGCCAACGCCAAGCTGCGAGTTGATAGCGAACAGATGCACTACGAGATACAACGACTGCAAGGTATAATAGAGGACAATCTATGAAGCAAATCCTTTCACCCTTCCAGAAGTACGAATGCTTTGCAGTAGATGGAACAGACTACCTCGTGGTGGACTACACCATTATCCAAGACAAAGATGACAATTTAGTGGAATGGGCGAGTGAGATGAAGTTTAAGAGACTTTCAGACCACAAGCACTACACTATGCCGATGACTAAAATAATAACCAATTACAACGAGGGCAGAGCGAAACGCTGCAAATGCTAATGAGACCATTTGAACTACGTCAACTAAAAGTAAGCAAGGAACAATACTATGCCCGTCTGGGATTCCAAGACAATGGAAGCCGTGCGCATAAAGAATCTACTGCAAGAGCAGCATTCGTATCAGCATTCCGAAACCACGCCACGCTCCACGAACTGGGTGAGGCCATAGACAAAGACCATAGCTCGGTGGCGTATGCCGTAAGGATGCACAAAGACCGCCTTATCTACGGGGACTATCAGCACTACTACAAGGTAGCCTGCTGCGTTCTTGAAGAAAACCCGATGGCCTGCATTGACAAGCCCGACTTTGAGGCGATGGAGCAGGAATTAAATAAACTCAATGAAGTCGTTGCGGAGTTATCTAAATACAAGGAATTGTATCTAACTCTTAAACGCACATTTGATGAATTTTAACGTAGGACTTTACCCAATCTATGGGCTTGTAGTTGGGGCTAACTGGTCAAAGACCGACTACCTTGAAGAAGATATTGTGATGCACACCGTGCAATTTGCATTGTTTGTGATAATCGTAGAAATCACTTGGGACTCCTCGCAGTATTAGCAAAGCGACAGACGGATTGGATTCGGATGTGCAAGTCCTTCGGGGCGAGTGATGACCTTGCCCAAGAGCTTACGCAAGAAATGTACGTTAGATTGTACAAATATGTGGATGACGCGGAGAAGATAATGTACAACGAAACGGAGGTCAACACCTTCTTCGTTTACGTTACCCTGCGGAATATGTACGCCACCTTAATGCGCCAGAGAGCAAGATTTGAATTCGTAGATGTGGACATCCTTGAGGAGTTTATCTACGAGGAGGCCAACGAAGATGCAGAGGTGCAGCTCATCCAACTCTACGACAGGGTATGGTCAACCCAAACCGATTGGCATTGGTACGATAAAAAGATATTTGCGCTATACCACAATACCGATATGTCCATTCGCACGTTAGCGGATGAAACAAAGATTTCAGCACGTTCAATTTTCAACACACTAAAAAATGCAAGAGAGCGAATCCAAGAAGACTGCCAAGACACCTACCAAGCGTACAAAGAAGCCAAGCGGCTTGGGTGATACCATCGAGACTATCACAACCGCCACAGGCATCAAGGCTGCGGTGGATTGGTTTAGCGAAGCCACAGGCGTTGACTGCGGTTGCGATGCCCGTAAGGAGAAACTAAACAAGCTATTCCGATACAGGAAGCCCGAATGCTTGACCAAAGAAGAATACGAGTTTGTCGGCAAGATGCGAGGCAGGAACACCGTGACCGCTATTGAGCAGACGGAAGTGAATAGAATCTACAACCGAGTCTTTAAGGATTCGGTAAAGCCCACCAACTGCGGCTCTTGCCTTCGTGGTAGGTTGCAGGAGCTTGAGACGTTATACAACGCTTACTAATGAGCGAGCAGGAGTTGTTTGATTATCTCCAAAAAAATCACATACCAGATTTAGAGATGAGCGATGAGCCTATGTCGCATTGGGATTGTTATTCTGCAAAGTATCAATATGACATAGAGTTAAAATGCCGAAGAACGCACTACGATGATTTGCTTATTGAGAAAATGAAGTATGATAATTTAATAACACGAGCTGCGAGGTTTGGCACAACGCCAATCTACATCAACTCCACCCCAGTTGGCATCTATGTTTTTAATTTGTCTGCGGTTGAAATAGATTGGCAGACCAAAAAAATGCCCGCAACAACCGACTTTGCAAGAAAAGAAAAGGTAGACAAGGTTGTTGGTTTCTTAAATCTAACAAAAGCAAAAAAGATATATGCCAATACCTAAAGTACAAAGCGGTGAAAAGCAATCCGAATACATCCAACGCTGCTTGGAGGCTATCGGAAGCGAGTACCCAGACAAAGACCAAGCAGTAGCAGTTTGCTACACGCAATTCAGAGAGGGCAAGTAGTCCTCTTTTTTTTATTTATTTTTTATTGGAGTGTTGGTAATTCAAAAAGTTTTGTATATTTGACAAACATTTAATACCAATCAGAATGAAACTACTACTTAAAAACACGGCCTACTTCTGCGCTCTTGCGCTGACGTTTTGGGCATACCTATGGACTCTTGAACTTCTTGGGATATGATATTCACATACAACGACCTAAAGTTCTGGCTTGAAGATGCCGACCTACTACCGCAGTCTTACTGGGATGCCCTTGAGGACTACAACCCAGATGACAAGAACTCCGATGAGATTCTTGCCAAGTGGCTCGGCTTTGCCCACGTTGCTGACTTCTACGAGTACGAGATGCAAATCACATACATAGAGGAGTCTTACAATGAGGATGGCTACACCAACACCACCGCATACCCCACGACATCCATTTACAGGGATATACCAAACCTTGCCGATGACATCTACATTAAATGGATGAATTGGGCAACTCAAGTCGCATCAGAAGAATAATTAAAACCAATCACACAATGCAAACTATTTCCCAAATACTCCGAGACCTCAAGACCTGTGGCTTGTCAGAATCAATCCTAAAAGACATTGAAACTATTGAGACCATACAC